GTTTAGCAGTAGGCACAAACGGCCAATACCTTACGGCTGATTCAACTGCAGCAACTGGCTTAAAATGGGCAGCGGCCGCAGCTGGCGCAAGTATGACTTTAATTTCAACAACAACACTTTCAGGTGCATCGGTCACACTTTCATCAATTCCAACAGGTTATGTCAATCTTGTTTTGACAGTTAAGAAAGCAACTAACTCAACGGCAGACGGATATTTTGCTATTGAGCCAAACGCACTCGGTGCGACTGGATACAACTGGACTTCTGCCGTAGTAAATGGCTCGGTTTATTCGGACACTTCAACACGAGTAAGAACACCACTTGTGCAAACTCGCACAAACGATGCAAACGCAATTACTACTACTTTTTACAACCACGAACAAAATGACTGGACTGCTTGGTCAATGGATGGTGGTTATTTGGTTGCCGCAGTTTCAGATTATAGAGGCTTAAATAATGCTGGAATTGCCTATGTGCCAACTTCGGCAATTACTTCATTAAAGATTCTTAACACTGGCGGCAACTGGGCTGGCGGAACTGCATACCTATACGGAGTTAAATAATGACTAAACCAATGATTCGTATTCACGATGTAACAACAGATGAAATTGTGGATAGAGAAATGACTGATGTTGAGTTTAAGGCTTATCAGGCTCAGCAGGTTGTTGATGCAGCAGAATTAGCAGCATTAGCAGAAGCCGAAGCAGCCAAAGAAACTGCACAGGCAAAACTGGAAGCACTTGGTTTGACTGTTGATGACTTAAAGGCACTTGGACTATAAGTGGAACACTTGACTAAAATGGTGACGGATGGAAATTAGTGCTAACGGCTGGCCAGCCTCCAAGGATCAAGCTGAGTTAGGAATTAAATCCTATCCAGTACCGGGCACGGCAATCAAACTGCGTTGTGCGGAGGCGGTTGCACCATTGCTCATTGGTTTAGCTGCTGAATTTCATGAGCTGATTGAACCCCTTGATGTGGGTTCACTGGATGATTGGGGATATTGTTACAGGCCAATCCGGGGGGAAACCACAAAACTTAGCAATCACTCATCAGGCACGGCTTTAGATCTAAACGCCTCCAAGCATCCCTTGGGGCAGACCAATACATTTGACCCATTGAAGGTTCCGATGATTCGGGCCCTTGCTCACAAATACGGATGCATTTGGGGCGGTGACTACAAGCACCGGAAAGACGAAATGCATTTTGAAATTGTTATTAGTGCAGCCAAAGCGGAGGCATTCATTAAGAAAATACAAGGAGAACACAAATGAACTCACAACTCAAAGCGGCGGCCTTGTCGTATCTTCGTGCAGCGTTGGCATCATGTGCCGCGCTTTATATGTCCGGCATTACGGATCCAAAGGTTTTGGTCAACGCATTGGTGGCAGGCTTTATAGCTCCTGTATTGCGTGCCATTGATCCAAAGGATTCAAGCATCACAATCGGCAAAAAGTAAGATGGGAGTCCAGGCATGGGTGGCCGTTGGCGTGGGGGTTATGGCCATCCTGTCTGGGCTATATGGAAGCGTCAGATTTATAGTCAGGTCAATCATGGCCGAAATCGGGCCAGAGGCTAACGGTTCAAGCCTAAAACAGCAGGTCAACAGGCTTGAGCAACGCCTAGACCACATTTACACCATCCTGCTGGAGCGTTAGACACGCCGATTATTGTGCATATTGTGCAAGTCGTGCAAGTTGTGTATCCTAATACCATCACCAAATGGTGATACTTAGGAAAGGGCCTCACATGTCAAGAATGGCAGATTTGTACATTGATATAAGCGCAAAGTTGGAGAAAAAATCAACTGAGTTCGCTGACGCTATTGAATGCGGTTGCATGAAGTGCGATGAAATGACTATTCAAGCAATTGATGCAGAGTTTCAAATCATGAGCAAGGAGTGGAATTGATTATGAAGATTTCACTAGATTTAACAGCGCAAGATTTTGATCACCTTACATCGATGCAAATGCGTTGGGCTGGCACAGACTGGAAAGCCAAAGATGGACGATTTGAGCCAGTCATTGCTTTGACTGAAGTTGACTATAACTGGGAGTTTGCATTCTGGTGCGAGTCATACTCTGATTACATTTTAGCAGCTGCATATTTGAAATCTATAGCAGAGCCACACCAAGCATTGTTTGATGGTGCAACTGGTGACATTGCCATCTTGACTGATTATGCTGCAACATGGAGCGACTAATGGAACCCATTTACATGAGCACAACCGAGATGGCTAAGGTGTTGGAGATTTCATCAAGCACACTTCGCCGCATGGTACGCGATAAGAAAATCCAAGCCTTTAAGCCGCCGGGTGGCCATTTTAGGTTTGACTTAGACAAGACAGTCCAAGCGTATTGGAAACTTGAAGGCGAGGCCAACCAATGAGCACTTTGCCAGATTGGGCTATTTTCACAATTGTTACAACGATATGCAGCATCATCATGTGGGCAGGTTACACATGGGGCCATGAAGTCGGATTGAACAAAGGCCATCGCAGTGGATTTGACTTAGGCCGATCCGTTGGCCGTAGAGATATGAGCAACAAATGAGTTACCAGCGCACATCGTTGGAAGCATTGCTCAGGGTTGAACCCCACATTGGCTCCATCAATCGCGCCGTTTATGCCTACATTGAAAGTTGTGGACTAGATGGAGCAACCGATTATGAGATTGAAATGGGCACGCACATTGAAGGCAATAGCGTCAGGCCATCGCGCGGCGCATTGGTCAAGGCAGGCTCCATCACTGATACTGGTCGAACCCGTAAGAATCACAAAGGCAATGCCTGCATTGTATGGATTGCCATAGATGAAGGGATGATGTTATGAGCTTCAACATGGACGATTATGTGGATGTGGCAGAACGCATCCGAGTGGTAAAACAAATGTATCCGGAGGCAGTATTTCGTCCGGCCAACCCAATGGAGCCGTTCAAGGTCGTTGAAATTGGTGGTGCAACTTATATCGCCTACACAGCTGCATTGTATCGTGATCCATTTGATGCCTGTCCTGCCATTGCTTGTGCATGGGAGGAAGTCCCGGGCAAAACACCTTACACAAAGGGAAGTGAGCTGATGAATGCTGAAACGAGTGCATGGGGCCGTTGTGCTATTGCGTTGGGCATACCTTCAAAGAAAATTGCTAGTGCTGATGAAGTTAAGGCGCGTCAAGAAGCACCTAAAGCGACGGTAAGTGCAATTAAGACTGAGGCGCAAATTTATGACCCCTGGGCAACACCAGCACCAATTGCGGCGGCTTTCGATGCATGGCATTGCAAGCATGGGGATCGCATTGTTAGAGATGGTGAAAAGAACGGCCGTGCCTATTACGGCATGAGTTGCATCAAAACGCTCAACTCAGGCGAGCAATGTGAAACAAATTGGTTTGTGCTAAATGCTGAAGGCACATGGGTTCCCAAGATTGCGAGCGTGAAATAATGGATCAAGCAGTCATTACATTTCGTTCAATTGCGTACGATATTTTAAGAACTCATTACGATAATCCAAACATTCCAAAAAGTGTGATGAAAACAATTCCAAAAGGTAAAACTTATGACAGTTTTACCGATGAAGCTATTGCGCGTCAAATTACTCAAATGTTGTCCATCGTAGGCAAATGGTTTGAAATGTTTGAATGTGAAGCCGAAAATCCTTCAGAAAAACTCATTCAAGCAACTATGGAAGTTTTTGCTGCAATGTTCAATGAAGCGTGTGCACTTGATGAGGCTAATTACTAATGGGTTGGGCAGCTGTAATACCTAGCGAAATCTGCTATTGGTGCGGTCAACGCCGGGAGTTGGCTAAGGGTCGTTGGCGTTATGACCCACGATTAGATCGGAGATGGGCGTGCGAAGAATGCAAGTGAAGGTCACAATTCGTTATGAATGTCGTAAATGTAAGAAAGTTACTGAGCAAATTGAACGCATTGTTGTTGATAATTTGCCAGATCATGTCAAAGTGTTGCAATGCACTAAATGTGGTGTCATGGGAGTGTGTCTATTGGAGCACGCATCATGATGTTCTGGATGGGCCTCCTATTGGGTCTAGTGGTAGGGCGCATCCTCAGCCTATGGTTAGATAGATGAAAATTTGGGGCAAACAAAACATAATTTGCAAACGATGTCAGAACCCTAAAACTCAAACATTTGAGACCGCCTACGATGACAATATCGACGGCGTTTATTGCATCAGATATTTTGAAAGATTATGTGCCGTTTGTTTGTATTGGTCAGGTTGGATTTGGCTCAACAATGGACAAGATAAGGTGTTGATTGATGCCTAAAGTTAT